GTATTAAATATGCCACTCAAGATAATAATAAAAACTAAAAATCTATGGACGTTAACAAATTAAAAGGACATATTCCTGATGCTGTTATAGCACAGCTTCCTGATACAATTGCTAAATTTGAATTAAACACGCCTCTTCGCTTAGCACACTTCTTAGCACAGGCTGGACACGAAAGCGGAGGCTTCAAAGCTGTGAACGAGAATCTAAACTACGGCGCGAAGGGCTTATTAGGTATCTTCAAGAAGTACTTCCCAACACCAGAGAAAGCCGCTTTGTACGAACGTAAGCCAGAAAAGATCGCTAATTTAGTATACGGCGGCAGGATGGGTAACGGACCCGAGGCGTCTGGTGAAGGCTGGAAATTCAGGGGTCGTGGATACATACAACTAACCGGTAAAGATAACTACAAAGCATTTGATGCTGTGGTAGCTGAATCTATTGTAGACAATCCCGATTTGGTTGCAACTAAGTATCCGTTGCTATCTGCGGCTTGGTTCTTTCACAAAAACGGATTGCACAAGATCGCTGACGGTGGTGCTACCGATGCAGTGGTAACGTCTGTAACAAAAAGAGTGAATGGCGGAACCATTGGTTTATCTGATCGCATAAAGCACTTCAAAGAGTACTATAATCTTTTAAAATAAGGGAATGAAAAAGTTTGAAAAGCTTTCTAAAGCGCTCGTTCTGTTTTTATCGCTCCTATTCGTTTCTTCTTCGGCTAGTTCCCAAAAGGCTCTAAGGGATTCTGTGTTGGTAAAATCCGACATATTCACTATCATGTACTCTGAGAAGCTGGAACAGCCACTGTGGATTCGATACACAGTTTTGTGTCCAACTGGAAAGGCGTTGAGAGCTGGCATGGACTTTTATACGAACGATACTGTGCACACATCAAACAACGAAGACTACGCTAACAACATTTACGATAAGGGTCACATGGCTCCCGCGGCGGACTTCAATTGTAACACTCAAATGCTCATAAAGACTTTCAGTTACATCAACTGCGCGTTACAAAACCAATACTTGAACAGAGGAGCGTGGAGGCTTTTGGAAACACGAGAAAGACAGTTGGCACTAACTGGGGACGTGAGCGTTTTAATAACTTTGTATTTCGGTAAAAACAGATTGGCAACTGGCGCTACAGTTCCTGTATCGTTCAAAAAACAGATTTCGCACAAAGGGAAAACTGAGTGTTACTTTTTCTTGAACGAAAGGCCTGTCAGCTCTAATTACTTGGACTACAAATGTAAATAAAGACATAACACCACAACTAAATAGGAGCTCACCAGAGCTCTTTTTTTTGTACTATAAGTTAACCTATCTCATGGATTTTGCTGCAAGGATGAGCTCGGGTGCAGCTCTGGGTCTGGTTTAACGTCCCTTCTGTAGTAACGTCCTGCTATTGTATCGTTGTATGAGTCAACATGAAGCACCCGAAGCTTGTGTTGCCATGCCTCTTCGTAGTACGTGCACTGTTTCTTGTTGAAGCAGAACTCAAGTATTTCCCTGTGAAAGTGTTGTATGCCTATGAGCTTTATGTCCTCTTGCAATGCCTTGTTGCTACCGTTATAGTCAGCCCAATTGCTTTCTTTCTTTTCCTTCTTTTTCTTTGGTATTCGACCCGGTTTGTCCCAGTTAAGCGCTTCCTTCTTTGTGAGTTTCTTTGTGAGAGTGTTGTGAAGAGTCTTCTTTCCTATGTAGAACCTTCCGTTTGTGGTGTTTGTGATCATGTATACGAAACCGACGCAACCTTCTGGGAATTCAGAGATGTTAGAGATCTCTTTACCCTCGTAAAACCAATTTGACATAGACTTTGTTTATTATAAATATGTTTAACTGTCCCAACGCACTATAAATGTCATGTCTGTATTGCTTGGTATGGGATAGGGCGTAGATAGTTTTCCAACTAGTATAAGTTCGTCCGCGTCGTTGTAAAGGCCTATGGTTGTAGCGTAAGGTCTAAATTCGGATCCAGTTGCGAAGTCCTCGTACTGGCCGAATGAGCCAGACTTTATCGCGCTTTGATTTAGAGTATAATTGAAGTCGTTCTCATTTATCCTACAGCGCACAGCATTCTCGTAGATGGTACTTTCAGCAGAGAAGGACATTGTGTAGTTGTTGGGATTTGGAGGTACTATTGGCATCGTTCTCTATTTTTTATTAAATACCAAAAATGTCTTGGTAGTCTTGATTTGTTAATACTACTATACCGTGCGCGTATATTATGTTACCCACATGAATTGACTGTGTAGATTCTGCGATTGCTGTTGCGAAATCCGGTAGTGACGTATTATAAAGCGTATTTAACTGTTCAGCCTGGCTACCAGTTCCGTAGTCTCTTATGTTTCCGTTTCCGTCATCGTATATGTTATAGCTTCCAGAATTTACCAAAGCGAATGTGATAGGAGATACCTTTTCCCCAAACTTAGTTCTTGGTATAGCAATAACGGTGATCTCTTCGTTAGCTCCAGTTGGAAAGTATCTATAATCACACTCTTTAGAACTTGAAACAGCAGTGGATTGCATCCAATTATTATACGACGAGGCAGATACTGGGAAGGATCCCGTCAAAAAGTTAGAATAGTACGAGTGTTTTGCAAATCTGTATATTAGCGTTTCTTGATCTGGTTTGATGTAACTATAAATGGGTTTATTTATGCCTTTGTTTATTGTTATTCCGTTACCAGCTATTGTATTATCGTAGTACGAAGACGTGTACTTTACCTTTATGGGTAAAGAAGTTACATCAAAAGCATATATGGTATTTTTTGCTGCACGCATTTATTTTTATTACCAAGACAGTTTTACTCTTATTAGTGCCTCTTTCGTGAAGTCTTTTACCAACGGTTTGGACAGTTTCGCTACCGCTAACAGATCGTTATTATCGTTGTATAGACCTACAGTTGTTGGGAAAGTTTGTGGATTGTTTATGAAGTTTGAGTATACGAACTCCCCAGATCCAGTTATCAATGATGCGTTGGTCGTATAATTATAATCGCCGTTCTTTACCCTTACAAATACGTAGTTAGACGATACTGTCTCTTCCGAAAGCAATTGGAAAGAACTTCCTGAGCGTATTAATTCAAGCGTTTTATTGCTATTAACACCGTTAGCTACAGAGGTTGTTCCACTATTTATTGATATGTTTAATCCACCATTTGCAACAGGTAAAGCTAAAGCATCTATATTCAATACTAGCAATCCAACGTCTGGTAAAAATAATCCGTAAGATCCCGAAACAGTGTATCCTTTTGTGAGAGACAGTGTTGGAATTGCAGAATTTCTTGCAGTACCATTCGATCCAGAAACTATATTGAACGCTCTTCCGCAATCTAAATAATTAATTACAGTGCTATCAAGAGAATCGTCAGTTAGCGTTATCGAATTAGATCCAGTCCTTAGTGTTAAATTAAATGTTCCAGGCATTAAGCTCTGTTTGTATCTATTCCTATCTATTGGAATTGCAATTATTCGTGTAGCGCTAGTATTACCTGTTCCAAAATTAAAATAAGTTTCTGCATCCCCGTACACTATGTTTCTATACTGTCCGTAAGTCACGCGGGTTGGAGTATTAGCTGGAACAAAGCTATTAAATGGGCCTGAACCCGAACCGAAGGCGTCTCCGTAAGCTATTGTGAACTGTATTGCTGAATTGACAAGGTTAGATCCAGTGTTGTAAACGTCCAAATAAAAACTGCTCGAAACCGAAGAGGTGAAGAACGTTGAAAGCGTTGGAATGTTGTTGCTCCAAGCTGGCGCTGTTACCGACTCTGCGGAAACTACGAAGTCTGTTGTCTCTAGTGCTGTAAATGACATGTGTTGTTAGTTATTACGATGTTTTTATAATGTTTACTGGTATTACTAATCTAGCTCCTGAATCGCGGCCAGTTATTGTTAGTGTAGTATAAAGCGTAGTTTGATTACCGAACAGCGTATTTACAGTTGTAGCTGTTAGGTTTATAGTTGTACCTATCACAGTCTTACTTACATTGGTACCTATAGTCGTTGTTGTATTAAGCTGTGTGGCCTCAGGGGTGTTTATGCCTACGCCCAAGAAACTGCTCATAGTTCTAACGTCGCCTATTGTTGCTACGTAACCTGATGCTTCGAATTGGCTTGCTGCTGATAGGTAATTAAGCGTTTGAGGTGTTATTGATAAAGAAGCGCCCTGTTTGAGTTCTACGCGCGATGTAGCTACGCTAATGACAGGAAGCTTTGCTGTACCCCTTGGAAGAGTCACAAGCTTGTATTTCATTATTTCGTTATCGTCAGGAAAAGCCTGTAGTATGGGCATGGCTTCGATTGCTTCACCGTAGAAAGCTGATCCGGACGGGTGGGTTGGATTATATAATGTGTAATCTATCTCGTCGTCAGAGAGCGAGAATTGAGTTATTCTGAAAGATCCGTCGTTTCTTGATAAGAGCTCTCTACCCTTCTTGGTAAGTATTGCGTCTACGACAACTGATGTTGAACTTAAATATGACATGTTTTGTAAGGTTTATCTGTTATAAATATATTGAAAGTTGAAATTATGGCTTTGTGGTTTAATATGGATATTTTGTGTAGATTACTGCGTAGCGGTTACTGCTCGTTCCGTTATAAGAGGTAAAAGAACCTCCTGCGTGAGCAATATCGTTATCTAATGTTAGAGTGTAAACTATTGAATTGAAGCCTATTCCTTGATTAAAGGTCGTGTCTAGAGTACCGTCGGTGTTTAATCTTGCTATGCGACCTGTTGCAGATCCATCGTAAGTTGTAAAATTTCCACCTATTAAAATCTTACCATTATCCTGTATTTTTATATCTTGTACTGCATTATCTGGACCCGTTCCTACCGTAAAGGTGTTATCAATTGTACCGTCACTATTTAACCTCACTATGAAAGGCGCTGCTGATCCACTATATGTTGAAAACCCTCCTCCTGCTATAATTTTACCGTCGTTCTGTATTGATAGTGCGTCCACTGGAGAATCAAAACCTGCTCCTACATTAAAAGTTGTATCAACGCTTCCTGATTCATTTATTCTAATTATGGAGTTTGATGCTGATCCACTATAGGTTGTAAAGCTACCGCCTGCTATAATTTTACCGTCGTTCTGTACTACAAAGCTATACGCTTCGCTATCGGTACCGGTTCCTACATTAAAATCTGTATCAATTGTTCCGTCGCTGTTTAATCTTATAATCCTATTGTATGACGACCCACTATAATTAAGAAAAGCCCCTCCTACTAAAATCTTACCGTCGCCTTGCTGAGTTATTGAAACTATTGGTGCATCAAAACCTATTCCCATATTAAAAGTGTTGTCAACGCTTCCCGATTCGTCTAATCTAATAAAATACGGCATAGAAGACCCGTTATAATTACCAAAGCTACCACCTACTAAAATCTTACCGTCTCCTTGTATTATTATATCATTAGGGTTTCCGTCAAATCCTGTCCCTTGGTTAAAGGTGTTATCTATCGTACCGTCGCTATTTAACCGTGTTATGTAGTTTACAGGAGATGCACTGTAACTTACAAATAATCCTCCTACAACTACTTTACCATCGCTCTGTAAAGCGGTTGCGTAGACAATGTTATCGAATCCTGATCCTGAAGCAGCATATTTTAATACGCCTGCTGTTGTTAGTTGTAGTTCCCACCCGTTTGGTGTTAGTATTGCGCTAGCAGACGCTAAAACTTCGGCCGATGCAGTTGCGTTACCTACTCCACTTAAATTCAATAATCCTGAAGTGGCTCCTGAGTTGATGATGTCAATTATGATGCCGTCTACAGCGCTTTGTGACAGTAGATTGTTTGCTGCGTTGAAGTAAACTAAGCTGCTTGAAATACTACCGCTTACATAATCTGTTAATAGGTTATTTGCTACAGAAAAAGACTGTAATGGTGTATCGCCCAGATACGGTATGCTTCCTGTCAAGTAATTATAGTCCAATCCAATCGCTTCTAGATATTTGTTATAGCTTAAGTTTGGAATATCGCCGATCAAATTGTTATTGTTACCAGTAAACGTCTCCAACAAAACGCTACCCGACAGTTCTGGGATACTTCCAGTTATGTTATTGTTACTGCAGTTGAAGTTCTTTATTGATATTAAATCCCCAAATCCTATTATGGATCCCGTTAAAGCATTGTTGCTACAATCGAAATCTATCAAACTAAAGCAACCCTCAAAACTAGCTAACCCCCCGGATAATTGGTTATAGCTACAGTCAAAATAGCTTAGATTTAATGAAGAGGATAGCACAGGAACGCTTCCGGTTAAGAAATTATGAGATACGTCTATGGTTTGTATTGATTGGCTTGGTGTTGTATTTAAAATGTGTTGGATACTGCCTGATAGCTTATTGTTGCTTACGTTGAGCGTTTGTAGGTTTGTATTTACAAGGTATGGTGCCGTACTTGATGTTAATTGAGTTCCGTTTATGACTATGTTCTGTAATTGATAGCTACCGCTTAAATCTGGAAAACTATTTAACAAGCCGTACGTTAATACAGTAGAGTCTGACAGGTAAAAATCTGTTAAATTCGTGCCTTTATATATTTCAAAGCCTATTAACTTACTATCGCTGCTTGATATGAACAACTGTAGAGCGTTAGATATTTGTTCTCCAATTAAATAAACAGTGCTACCCGAATTTACAACAAGGGAAGCGGTGATGCCTAAATAGCTATTCCAATTTTCCAAACTTGATGTTGGTGTAACAGGAATTCCGCTTTGGGTACTATATGTTAACTGTATGTAAGGAAGATCATTTACACTGGCTACGACGTCAGTGTAGTACGTTAGTCCAGAAGCAGTAAAGCTAGCGGATAAGTTAGAGTTTACCGATGATGTACTTAGCGTTGAAGTTTGCGTACTAACGTTGTATACTGATAGGCTACTGGAGTAAAACAGTCCTCCGTTGTTGCTTCCCGTTACTTCTATTAGCAATTCGTTCCCTAGGTTGATATTTATCATCCCGTATCCTCCTGTTGATAAATCGACAAAGGAAGCGGTTTCAGACACAGTTACATTTGTGCCCCCACCCATTGTACCTTGTAACGAGAAGTTGTTCGAGGATCCTGTAGACAGGGTTATACCGTTTGCGTAGGATCCGGATTGTGATCCCGATAGAACTAATACTGCTCCGCTACCAGAAGCGTATATCACATCGAGGCTTGAGCTAGCTAACGAACCCGATAGCGCTCTGTTAATGACCGCTGATAGGTTTGTTGCTGTTGCGTTGGCCGTGGAACCAGTGCTAAAGAAGTATAGGAGCGGTGGTTGATCCATGTTCAGAGGTTCCGCTTCAGCTATGAATCTGTATGTAGTTGAGTCGTACTCTATCCTTGCTTCTGTTTGATCTACGAATGCTGCAGCTAACGTTATACTCGCTGTTGCGTAATTTTGGCCTACAGATGCGCTGGCAGCACTAAATATTTTAAATGAAGATGACGCTACGTTAGTTGTAAAGTTGTAATTTATTTGTACAACAGACGGTGCAGGCTCATCGACTATTGTGATTGGAGAGGCAGTGGGTATTACAGGGGTTGGAAAGGTACTTTCGAAAGGGGCATCGCTACCTGTTATAAACGACGGGGATACGTAACCATCAAATAGATTTGTGCCCTCTATCGGAAACGAAGCTAGAAGCACACTAGAACTAAACGCCAATATCTGATATAGACTGGAACAAACTACCAAATTGTCTATGTCCCATGTTTGTGTCGCCTCGTTGTTACCTGGTTCGTAAAAAAGGCTTTGTGACGTAGCACCCGATAAATAATATAGGTTTTGTATCATCTATTTATTATTGTAGTTGGTTTGTTAACGACGTGTTTAAGTTTTCGTAAATTGTACCTACGCTGTCTTGTATCTGTTTGTTTGCGTCCTGAGGTATTAACACAGTTTGAGCCACCTCACCGTCTTGTCTCTTTTTAAAATCTAATATAACTGATGTTTCGTCGGGTTTTGGTCTCAATATCGCTATTTGTTGTCCGTTGATTGTAAGATCAGCAGCGTCTAGATTATCTGTGTCTAGCGTTATTCTATAATCGCTAGGGAATATCTTACCAAATTCATCTATAGCCTTTTGGTTTAAAGGAACCGCTTCGAAGGTAACTCCTACAGTTTTTGAAAGATCTGGATTTGGTGATGTTATATCGTAGGGTGCTATCTCTCCAGCTCTAGAGATAAATATCTGATTGAGAGAGGCTTGTAAATATCTTATATTTATAGATTGGCCGTTATTTGTTGGGTAAGTTATGTCTTTTATCGCGGACGGTAATATAAGACCAACCGTCGCAATTATTGGACTCGATGGGGTTCCTATACCAGCTAAGGGTACACTAGAGTTTGTTATTTTTAAACCAAAATAGGGCTTATTGGGGTCTGCGTTTGATCCATACTTACTAAGTTTATCAAAAAATTTATAAACTCTTGTTGTTTTTGCATCTGGAAGACCTGCCCATTTTGCTTGATCAGGATATAATTGTACTGCTATGCTTGTAAATCTACCTGCACTAAACTGGATTGGGAAGAATGCAGCTCTAGTTTTTAGTATAGCGCTATTATCCAACTCTGCGTTTTTTACTGTATAGTACTTTATACGGTTATCGTTAAATGCTCCGAATCTTACCAAATCTCCCTGTTTAACATTGAATTCGTCTATTACGGGAGAATAATTATCGGAAGCTGGAGCTTCTGGTTCGTAAGTAGACC